CATTGCCAGACCCTACACCCTCGCAAGCCGGGTTAGTGAGTGTAGTCACGGGGGCCATGACAGGTGCGTTTGCGGTCTGGTTGGGGCATGAAAAAGAGAAGGAAAAATAAATGGCACGACCTCGTATTAGACAATTTGCAGGCGACCTTGGTATAGGGTACGATGAAGCCAAGAACCTCGTTAGTGAAGGTCGCCGCCGCAAGGATGGCGGTTCTCAGATACTGGAGAACAACATGAGTAAGATGACAGAAAAAAAGGTGGCCAAGGTTTCCAAAGGCTTGAAGAAAGCCTCTAAGCTTCACGCTGGGCAGGCCAAGACGTTGGATTCTCTTGAGTTTCATGCTGGTGGTTCTAGCACTCTTTCGAGCATTCAAAATGAGACTAGTAAAGTAAACAAGTCTTTCAGAGATGATGCTGCGCGCGTAGATCGCATGGCAGACATCGTGACGAGAGACACGGAAATCGATGTCGATAAAAAAGATGAGAAGAAAAAGAAAGGCGAAAAGACTGACGGAAGAGGTGGAGTTCCTGGTCGTCCTTCTAACCAGACACCGAAGCGTAAAAATAGAGCTATGGGCGGAGTAGAGGTTGATATGCCGTCTCAAGCCCGTGGTGCGGGTGCCGCAATTCAAGGAACTAAGTTCTCAGGAGTGTTCTAGTGGCGGGACCGTTCGATTATCTTTTTAACGACAGCAGCACTTCTAATAACCTGCCGGGTGTAACTACGAGCATAAAAGTTGATACGCCCTCACAAAACACTACCACTGGTTCGACCTATGTGGAGCCTGATCCAACCTATGTGGAGCCTGATCCGGCTATTGTGGACGGGTTCAATGTTAACAACGTCATCTTAGGCCCAAACAACCGCCGGTATCCGACATTTAAAGACCCTGAAACCGCAGCAAAATATGAGATTGGTCTACGAAATTTTATGCGGGCCACTGACCGCACGGATATGGATCCCTATGGCCGTTCGGGCATGTTTTACAGACCCGGAATTAACCGACGGCTAGGCCGAGAGGGTGGCCGCTTCGGCAACAACGGGCTTCCCCAAGCATCCATCGATGCGATTAACCGGCTAGCCTACAATCAGTATCTTGGGCTGCAATCGGGAATCGGATTCAGGAAAGGGGGCAAAGGTGACCCGGTGCCTGGGTATGCTCCTGCGTTAAAACTAGGCTCAGATACTCCTGGGGGCAAGGTAGTTGCGGCTCCGCAGCCAGGCAAAAGCGGCAGTTTTTTACCTCCGCTTGCTGGACTTTTTGAAGGTTTATTTGGTTCGCCGAACACAATGCGAACCTTAGACAACATGGGCGTGGACTACTCAAACATGGGTGTTGACGCTGCAATGGGCATCTCACCTGTTGCCTCTGGTTCTTCAGTGGCAACAGTAAACCCGAATCAAACCTCTTCAGTGGCGACAATCAACCCCGTTATCGTAGCAGACAGTAAGGATGAGGCAGACGCTTTTGAGCTTTTAACGAACTTAAAGGCTGAAGTTCCTCCTACAACAGCAGAAATCCTAGCAGCATCTTCCGCACCTTCTGGGTATACCGGGCCGTTTACCTCGCAGGTTGCAGAAGACATTTACATGTCGGGGTCAGATACGCCGGTGAGTGTGTTTTCTGGAGGAATCGGAACAGGTGGCACGGGCGACTCCACAATTTCCAGCCAGCCCAGTGTTGCGGGTCTTGATACGAGCCAAGAGGACATTGAGCGAAGCGAGGCTAGCCAAGATTTTTTTGAAGACTTGCTTAAAGAGTTTCGGCGGGATAACCCATATGAGCCTGTGCCTTCCGCTCAGTCTTTAGCACCTTCAGCAGATGCCCCTATCGATTTAACGGCAGGTCTGGGCGAAGAACTTGTGGGAACCACATTGACAGCAGCCATAGACAGGACTGATGATCCTGCTTTTGCAAACGTAATTGAAAGCGTAATTAAACGTGGCCCTCCTACGACAGGGGCAGAGGTGGCACAAAGAAACGCAGAAGGAAGAGCGGTTATACAGCGTGTGGCTGAATTAATGGCATCAGGTTCATCTCTTGATTCCGCTCAATTGCAAGCACAAGCAGAACTGAACCGCCGAAGAGCGGGCGTTGGTGGATAAATGGATGTTGTAGATTTTCTTTCAAGGTATCAGAAAACCTTGCAAACTCGAGTAGATGATATTAGCTTATCAATAACCAGTGGTGGTGCTTCTGACATGGAAGCCTACCGTGCGATGGTAGGTGAGATTCAGGGCATCACTTATTCAATCGAAGAGTTACGCGCCCTGCTAAAAAAGGTGAATTATGACGACGCTTCTAGTCCCTGATCACGTCCTCCGGCAGCAGCAAGCCAAGAAAAAAGCTGAAGAAGAAGCCTCCAAGAAACCCATGACAGACAGAGTCCCGCAGCCCACAGGTTGGCGGATTCTTGTTATGCCTTATCAAGGTAAAGCTAAAACCGAGGGTGGAATATACGTTCCCGACCAAGCCAAGGACCGAGAGGCACGAGCCACTGTTGTGGCATATGTGGTTCGTCTTGGGCCACTAGCCTATCAGGATCCGGACAAGTTTGGTCCTGATTGCAAGCCGTGGTGCCAAGAGGGTGACTGGGTTTGCATTGGTCGGTACGCCGGATCGCGCTTCCAGATAGAAGGTGGCGAGGTTCGCATCATCAATGACGATGAAGTCATTGCAACAATCGTCGATCCTGACGACATCAAGACATACGGAGCCTAGTATGCAAAACGATCTTGCTGAAAAAGAAGAACTTGAAGTCGAAGTAGAAGAGCAACAAGTTGAAGTTCCTGCCGAGCAGACAGAAGCTGACCAAGATGCGGGGGCAGAGACAAAAGAAGATGAATTAGAACAATATTCTGAATCTGTTCAGAAACGAATCTCAAAGCTAACGAACAGGTTTCGAGAAGAAGAACGTCAGAGGCAAGCTGCGCTTGAGTACGCGGAAGCTGTCAAAGAGCAGAACGATGAGCTTCGTGCTCGAATTGACAAACTAGACCAGTCCTATGTTGGAGAGTTTGGAAACCGAGTTGAGTCAGATGCCGTTGCGGCTAAAGAAGCGTACAAGAAAGCCTATGATGAAGGCAACGCTGATGCGATGTTTGAAGCGCAACAGCGGATTAGTCAGATTGCTTTGGAGCAAGCTCGGTATGAAGAAGCCAAGCGCCGAAACGAAGAACGACAAACGCAGCCTGTTAAAGAGGCGGCACCACAGTCACAAGCACAAGCTCGACAGCCCGCACAGCCGGACCCGAAGGCCGAAGCTTGGGCATCTAAAAACGATTGGTTTGGCAACGATCAAACCATGACTTACGCAGCTTTCGGTATTCATCGCCAACTTATTGAAGAAGAGGGGTTTGACCCCACCTCAGATGAGTATTATAGTGAACTTGACAAACGTGTTCGCACGGAGTTCCCGCAGAAGTTTGCGGAAACAAAGCGCGATGCTGGACCTAGAGTCGCTTCTGCTGGGTCCACGGCTTCAAAGTCGTCGTCAAAGGGGCGCAGAACAGTCAAACTGACTCCATCGCAGATTGCGATTGCGAAACGATTGAATGTTCCGCTCGAGGAATATGCCAAGTACGTAAAGGAGTAAGACATGGCTGAAAGAACTACACGCGAATCAAAGAGTCGCGCAAACACCCAGCGGCGTAAGCCCTGGACTCCGCCTTCCAAGTTAGAGGCACCTGAAGCACCGGCTGGTTACCAGCATCGTTGGGTCAGAACCCACATCCGTGGTGAAGACGATAAAACCAACGTACACGCAAAGCTCCGTGAGGGGTGGGAACCGGTACGTGCTGACGAGTACCCCGATCTTGCAAATCGCTATCCAGTGATTGAAGAAGGTAAGGATGCTGGAATCATCGGCGTAGGCGGCTTAATGCTGTGTCGTATTCCAGAGGAAACGGTCGAAGAAAGAACTGAATACTATCGGGAACAGACCCGCAATCAGATGCGTTCCGTTGACGAAAACCTTATGAGGGAACAACATCCCTCGATGCCTATCCACAACGATAGGCAAAGTCGTGTAACTTTCGGAGGAAAAGACTCCTCCTAACCTAATGAGGTAGAGCAATGGCAAACTCAAATGTTGCCTTCGGCATGAAGCCGATTAATACCGCAGGTAGCACACCAGCTACTTCCGGTACTAATGCGTATCACATTAAGTCAGATGCAAGCGCGATTTTTCAAGGTTCTCCGGTTATCGCAACTAATGACGGCACCATTGCTGTCTCCAGTTCTGCTTCCGGTGATACCTTGAAATTTATCGGCGTGTTTGCTGGCTGTGAATACGTAGACGCGACCAGCGGTAAGAAGAAGTTTTCGAACACTTGGCCTGGATCGGGAAGTGCGAACACAAATTTCGACATAATTGCGAATGTGTACGACAATCCGATGCAGCGATTCATTGTTTGTTCGGACGCGTCCCTTACTGACAAAGCGACAGCAATCGCCGCCATTTTCGAGAGCGCTGAGTTCTCGGCTGAGTCTAGCAAAGGCGCAGCAAATGGTAATACAACCACTGGTATTTCGACAGCACAGCTAGATGTGTCAACCGTAGATGCTGCTGATCTTTCGCACCCGCTGAAGATCGTAGGTATTATGGATGATCCAGAAAACGCTGACTTCACTGCTGCCGGCATTCCGCTGATTGTGATGATCAACAACCACGCCCTTACAGCACCTGCCACTGGCGGATCTGCTGAAGGCGGAATCTCGTAAGGAGGGTAGTGAGTTATGGCTATTTCTCGCGCACAACTCGCCAAAGAACTTGAGCCTGGTCTCAATGCCCTCTTTGGCATGGAATATGGTCGCTACGAGGGTCAGCATGCTGAAATCTTCGACACCGAAGGCTCCGACCGAGCATTCGAAGAAGAGGTCATGCTGTCAGGTTTTGGTGCCGCACCCGTTAAAAACGAAGGCGCTGGAATCTCGTTCGATGACGCAAACGAGGCGTATACCGCACGGTATACCCACGAGACCGTCGCAATGGGTTTCTCGATCACCGAGGAAGCTGTTGAGGACAACCT